GCGCCACTGGATTCATATCGAGCCATCAGCGCTCCCCGATGATAAACACCAGCTTGGCCGGGGTTTCGTCCTTGACGGCCTCAATGGTGTAGGTGATGCCGGTTTCGAGATCCTGCAGGCTGTCGCCCAGCTTCGGGTCGGCATTGGCGCGGTCGAAGGTGGCCGTGGAAACCAGCCCGCCGAACATGCCGTCCTGGTAGAGCTCCACCTTGTGGCGGATGATGACCACCACCGACGTTTCATCGCCGGTGGCAGCGTTCGTCAAAACTGCTGCGCGACCCAGAATGTCATTCACGACACCCTGGCTCTCATCCATGATGTCACGCAGCAACGACATTACACGGCGACCCCGTTCAAGCGGACTTCCGCCTTGTCGGTACCGGTGGCCAGCGCGTGCATAAACACGCCGATCAGGGTGTTGCCGGTGGCCGTGGTGGTCACGCGCCCATTGATGGCATCCCAGTAGGCTTTATCGAACTGCGCCGGGGTGTCGGTGCTGAGCTTGTCGAACTCGAACACGCCGGTAGTGACGCCCTCGCATTCGTAGCCTTCAGCGGCCGACAGTACCGGCACCACCACCAGCGAACCCACCACCAGCGGGATACCAGAGGCAGCACCACCGGCTGGAGCGGTAAAGGTGACTGTATCACCCATCTGTACGAAGTTTTTCATCGTCTATCTCCTGTAACCGTAAGAGGTGTCCGGCGCTTATGCAGCGCCGGTTGCCTTGGCCATGCCACGCCAGTCGATGAGACCGGCACCAAAGTCTTTGCGGACCTTGATCTCAAGGCCGTCCACGTCGGTGTTGGTATTCACCTCGGTGTACATCTCCTCTTCACCGGAGAGGTAGGCGTACTCAAAGGTGTCGGTCATGTTGCTGAAGGCGTACCAGGCAGTGGCGGATACCACAGCCAGACGCGGTTCAACAATGATATCCATACGCTGACGCGGTGCCTGATCTTCGATCCTGGCGGCCACGATGCGTGCCATCAGCAGATCCTCTGCGGTGGTTTCCAGCTCTTCCGGCACAGCGATGGCGTTGTACAGGATGTTCATGAACTGGCCGTCGATGGTCTTCTGCTTGCGGCCGAGCAGGCGCAGCGCGGTCAGCGCATCTTTGCTCAGGGCAGAGCCGGTGGTCAGCAGGTTGCCGTGGTCGGCATGGAACAGATCCTTGCCGTCCGACATTTTGTGGTTGGCGGCCTTGTTGTTGATGAAGTCGTAATTGAGCAGCAGGCCCCACACGATATCGTTTTCCAGCCGGGCGCCAGCCGGGCCGAACATCCGCGGGGTGCGGTCAATGGCGCTCATGTCGTCATTGATCAGCATCTGGCGGGTGAAGGCGATCTTGCGCGCGAAGGTACTGATGGCGTACTTCTCTTTCTGTTCAGAGAAGGTGCCGGCCTTGTACTCGCCACCTTCGCCCAGCGGCAGCAGGCTCGGGGCATCGCCCAGGCGGTACAGATGCTTCTCGCGGAAGTCGTTGACAGTGGCACGACGGCCCAGACCCTGGAAGGTGCGCGGCGTCTCGTTGTAGGCGTCCAGCAGATTCTTGTTCATGACGTTTTCAAGAATCAGCGGGAAGTCGCTGGTGGAGTGCAGCGCACGATCGGCGATTTTCTGGCGGGACATGCCACGGATGTTGACGCCCTGTCGCGCCAGCAGCTCGCGAGCCATTTCCATCATGGTCATGCCGGAGAATTCGCGGGCGCCGTCGGTGACCTTGGCACCGCTCACGTTGGCGCGCACCATCAGGTACTCTTCCGCGCTGCGCACCAGCGCTTCGCCTTCGTCGCGACGGCCGTCTGAACGCAGGTCCAGATCGTTTCCGAACGACTTGATGCTATCCGCCTTGCGGGTTTCAGCCATCTTGTCGAGTACCAGCTTGCGGAACTCGTCGATGGACACACCACGGCCAAAGGCGTCGATGGCGAAGTCATCTTCAAGGCCGGCCGCACGGGAGGCTTCCAGCATCGGGTTGAGTTGTGCCCGTGCCTGTGCCGCAACCTGATCAGTATCGACTTCGCGATTCTGCTGCTGCGGTTCAGCCGGAGTTTTGCGCTGCCCTTCAGCAGGCTTCGGGCTCTGCTGACCTTCTTCGCGCTTGTCTTCAGGTTTCGGCATGTCGTCCACCTCTTCCATTGTCAGTTTGACTTCGTGAGTTTCGGTATTCGCACGCTCGGCCTCACGGGTACCGTTCGTGGTTTCAAAGCTGACCGGGACGATGGAAAGCTCCAGCGGCTCCCAGTCGACTGCCTTGCGCTTTTCGGTGCCGCCTTTGGGGCGCTCCACCTTGTATTCGTGAATCCGGTAACCGAGGGAAACGTGACGCAGAATGCCGTCGGCCACGTCATTGAAAACGGCGTCCTGATTGCGACTGAAGCGACAGGTGCCGATCAGTTGGCCGTTCTCGATTCGCCATTCTTCGGTCACGCCCAGCACGGCGTTGATGCCGTCATAGCGATTGTGGCTGTCCAGAATCGACAGCCCCTTGTCCAGTCGCTCGGTGCGGATCGCCTTTTCGCTGACTTCCAGCGATTCCAGAAAGCGGGTGTCGTTCCACCAGTCGTAGCGCTCGCCCTCTTCGCCGGTGGTAAACACCACCTCGACGGTGCGGTTCTCGGCGTCGACCGTATCGGGCCGGAAAAACGCCTTGCCCTTGAGGCTCGGCATTTGTGCTTTACGGGTCGGCATGCTCCGTCTCCCTCTTGCTAATGCTGGCTATTTGTACAGCCGTTATTCGGGGTCGTCTGTTGCGCCAGCCGCTTTTTCGCTGGTGCTGTTGTTACTGCTGGCGGCATCGTTGTTGTCCAGCTGGTTGCCGGCGAAGCTGAATTTGCTCGGATCGAAGTCGAACGGCAGGTCGCCCATCGCCTGCTTGGCCTCTTTCCACGCCTCGATCGCATCCTCAAACTTGAGGCCGTACTTCTGCGTGAACTGCTGCGGGGTCATCGCGCCGGTGCGGACCTTGCGGATATCCACCTCGAGTTCTTCTTTCGGGTTCACGGCGCTGCGGTGCGGCAGGATCCACTTGCGGGTGACGTTCGGCTTGCCGGCCATGACGGTGTAGATTTCGTCGAACCAGTCGTGCACCCGGTCCAGTGCCGGCAGCATCATGAAGTTCTGCCAGCGGTCCAGATTGGTGTAGAACTCGCCTCGCGCCAGCCGGCCAGATGCCCAGGTGACTTTGCTGAAGTCGCCGGTGATCTGTTCCCGGGTGACGCCGGTGCCGACGGCGATGTCCTGCAGCACTTCGCCGTTGAAGTCGGTGGTCTGGTTCAGGTTGGGTGGGGTGACGGTGGTGACTTCTGTATTGCCGTCGGTGTAGGCAATCATCCCGGCTTCGATTTCTGAATAGGCGTTGCCATCTTCGTCACGCAAGCCGTGCGTGCCGCCTCCGAGGCCCATATCGCGCGGAGGTTCTTTGATGATCACGCCGAAACAGGCCGCGATGCGCTGCTGCATCAGCGTGGCGTCGCGCCACTCCTGCCGCTGGTCGATCAGATCGGCGACCGGGTGCAGCCAGCTGACGCCCAGATGCTGGCCGGGGCGGTCCTTCCAGTAGATATGGATGATCTCGCTGGCGGGGTAATACTTGCTCTCTTCGTGGCAGAGCCGGGTGGTCAGCCGGGTTTTCAGCCAGTAGCCCTGGATGATGCCGTCGGCGTTGTACTGAATGCCGCTGACAATCTCACCGCCACCGCTGGTGAAGCCGGATTTGCTCTCGTCGAGATACTGCTGCTCGAGCGTTTGCAGCACCAGCGGGAACGCCAGCGCGTTGTTCATGATGCGACGAATAAAGACGCCGCCAGATTCTGCGACGGTACCGGCCCATAGGTATTCAAGCCCCCACAGGTTGTAGTGGCCTTCGTAATCACAGGCGGTGGAATTGGCCCAAGCGTCGAACGTCGCCTTGTAGTGCTTCACCCGTCGCTTGGAGCCGCCAATGTAGTTCGGGCGGATGCCATCCCCGACCATGTTGGAAGCGATCACCGCCTTGATGCGGTTGGCGATAGCGGTATTGCGCACCAGATCCTGAGCGCCGCCGGCCAGCCCACGGTGTGCCCGCGCTACCTCTTCCGACGCCCGCCCGCCGGTGCGCCGGTAACCGCCCGATGTGCGGTTTGGCTTGGCGGCGTCGTAGTCGCGCAGCACATCGAGCATCATGCGGTCACGCTGCCGCTTTACGGCAACGCTGGGTTTGACGATTTCATACCACTTGTCGATCAGATTCATTTCAGCTTCCCGAACCGGACCCGGCGTGCTCCGCGCGGTTTGTTGGCGTGCTCAATGCCGAGTTCCGCTTCCATCAGCGCAATTGCCTCACGCATCTGTTTCATGGACTGGTACTCGACCCAGGTGTCGCCCTCACGCACACGCAGCACGCCGCGGGCATAGGCTTTCTTGAGGCTGGCGAGCTGTTCGTGGGTGAAGGTGGTCATTGATCAGATCCTCCCGGATTTCAGCACAAGCCATTCACCGCTTCGCATTCGCTTCGAAAAGCGCCAGTAGCTGCCGGGTTGAAGCTGGAATCGAAAGCCAAGGAAGGTGATATCGTATTTAGATCCCATCTTGTTCAGACCTCATTGCCACCCACCTATATGCTGGTTATTTATCCAGTCATCCTCCGGTGATTGCGGTCGAATACAAGTCTGCCGGTCAACGCTTCTTGAACCATTTGGATGGGCGCTTCTTGCGCGGCGGGGTGCCGGTAGGTATCGCCGGTACCTTTTGGGGGGTGGTGCCTTGTGTGGGTGCCGTGCCTTCCGGTGCTTCCTTGCCGTAGCGGGTTTCGCGGTCCTGCCAGTCGGTTTCGTCCATGCGGTCCAGCCCGAGCATGGCCGCCCCTGCGCGGGCGTAGTTGCGGCAGTCGAGGAAGTGGTTGTGTTCGCGGATCCGCTCCCACTGCCGCACCAGGAAGCCGCGATTGTCGGCACGCTCGACCAGTATTTCGGCGGTCAGCTGCTTGAAGTAGTCTTCGCTCCACTCAGGGAAGTGACAGAACCCGGTCGGCCATTCGCCGCCGGCGTCGAGCGCTTCATCGGTCGGGCGCGCCAGCATCAGCCACTTGTACAGCTGTTCCTTCAGCACGTTGACGCCAAGCGGCCACATCTTGATGCCGCCATCCTTGCGCACGCCATCGATGCTGATCTGCACCGGCTTCGGGGTGCCAATCATGGTGGTCAGCGAGCCCTGCCCTTTGATCGCCCGCAAACGTGGCGTGCCGATCTGGGCGACGGTGTTGTATACCTCCTGGGTATCGTTGGATGAGTCGATAAGCGCCAGTTCGATCGGCATGGCGATGCCGTGACGGTTGGTGTAGCGCGTCTCGAGAAATTTGCTCAATTCCTCCTTCACCCGGTCTTCGGAGATATGGCCCTCGATGGTTCCGATATCGATGGACCAACTACGCTTCTTGCGGCCCCATGCCACCACCTCGAAGATCAGGTATGTCTTCTGCACGTCGATACCGCAGGTCAGCATCAGGCCGCCATCGGGCACTGTACCCAGCTTCCAGCTCTCGCGGCGCTCGTACAGGCGCTGCCAGTCCGGGGCTTCGCCTTTCTCGCGGTACACATCAGCCAATCGGGTGTTCACGAAAGCCTTCATGGCCTGGGGGTTTTCCAGTGCCTTCACGTACTCCCTGGCCAGCATGGTGACGGGGGTAAAGGGTGACGCCAGGGCTGATACCTTGTAGCCGCGGTGATGGGTGATTTCCGGGTGACGCGGAATCCATTGGCCGTTACGGATCGACCAGAAGCGGTCCCCTTCACTCCATTGCGTGCCGCAGTTGTGGCACACGATGCAAGCCTGCTCTGCCTGCGGTTGGCCGTTCGCATCCTCGGGAATATGCACATGCTTGTACCAGTCCAGCGGTTCCGTGTGGCCGCAGTGCGGGCAGGGCTGGTGGTATTCGCGCTGGTCGGAGGCCAGGTATTCCTGATGGATGCGAGAGCGCCCTTCCACGGTAGGGGAGCAGGCGACGATCTTTTTGGCCCGCTTGCCGTAGGTGGTAGCACGGCCCCAAGCCACTTGGATTGGATCCCCCTCACCACCGGAACCGCCCTCACCTGCACCTACGTTCATCGGGTACTTGTCGCACTCGTCAAACAGCATGATGCGGCAGGCACGCATGGCCAGGTCGGTGGTGTTGCGAGCGGATACGATACTGATCTGGCCACCCGGAAACTGCTTCTGCAGGATGGTGTTGCCTTCACCGCGGCGGTTGCTACTGAAGATGCCTCTGACCACGGGCGTGGCACTGACCGACTTAACCAGGCGCTCCTTGGACCAGGCTTCCGCCGTTTCCTTTTTCGGCGCCACGTACATGATCGGTGACGGCTCTTGGTGCATGTAGTACAGCGCGGCATTCAGGAGAAGTTCGGTTTTCATAAGCTGGATGCAGCACATCACCGAGACTTCCTGTACAGCCGGGTCGGTGACAGCCAGCATCGGCTCGCGCGCAACTTCCACGCGATCGGTACGCCACTTGCCTGATTCTGCCGAGTTATCCGGCAGGTAACGGTACTGATCCGCCCACTCCACCAAATTCAACCGGGGCGGTGGCTTCAGGCTGGTCTTGACTGCCTTTTCCAGTCGCCGCCGCAGGTTACTCAGCAGTCGAAAATGCAGCGGCTCAGTCGTTTTCGCTATCGCTGCTGTCATCTGCTGTGAAGTCCGCCAATTCATTCAGCATCAGGTACACCTCATCCTCGATACGGCGCTCAATGGCCGCCGCTTCCTGATGCTCCAACTGGGCTGCAATCTTGGGTAGTGCGATCAGCGATGCGCGAATGGTCGCCAAAGCGCCACTCAGTTCGTCCATGATTGCTTCCACATCTCCGTACCGCTCTTCCAGTACCGCCAGCTCGATCTCTTCCTTCTTCATCATCGCCAGTTCCTTGCGGCGGCGGATCTCATCGATGTCGAGTTCGTCTGTATCGCCGCTGCCGCGGGCCTTCTGGAGTTCTCGATCCTTCCACCACCGGATACAGGCAGCCGAGTCGTACCGGGGCGAACCGCGGGCGCCCTTCTCGTCATACACCGGCATGCCGGCCTTGGTGAACTTGGTAATCGTTGGGCGGCTGACCCCGATGATGCGCGCCAGCTCGGCGCCGTTGCAGATGGTGCCGAACCCGCCTTCAGAATTCGCACCTTTGTGGTTGGTTCCTGTTCTCGCCATGCCAAACACTCAGCTTGTGACCTGCCGCCAACCATACCGCCGCCCGATACCGTCGTCTGTTGCCGCTAAGTGGTTGATGGAGTTGCCAAAGTCTCAAAAACCCGTGAGTCCACAGACTCGGCGGGTCTACGCCCTCGCGCGGTGGCCCCCCCCTGAGAAGAACCTACCCAGGGCGGGCCGGAGGCTGGCGCCTGCCCATCGCTACTGCTGTTCGATGGATTGCGCGCGCGTTCGCGCTGGTCTGGCTGGTACCTGGCGGTGGTCTGGTGTGATGTGCTGCTGGTGCTCGATCAGCTGCGCGCTACTGCTCGAGCCGCTGCGCTGGCGCTGCTGTGCCTCGCTGCTGCGTTCGGTTGTGCCCTGGTGGCTATGGCTGGCGCTGGTGGCGGCGCTGCTGTCGTTCGGTGGGTTGCGCGCTGACCTGCGCGCTTGAGTGCTGGCGCTGGCGGCGCCTGGTGGGTTGTGGTGGTGCTGATCGAGCAATCAGCCGATATCGGTTGAGCTGCTGCCGTGGCAGCTGGTGCGCCCTTGCCGATCGTTTAGCCTGGTGCTGGCTGGTGGCTGGATAGCCGACACGAAAAAGCCCAGCGCTTGGCTGGGCTTGGCTAGATTGGGTGCGCAAGGT